GCGCGGCGTGCAAATCTACGCTGATGCCTATCGGAGCGATGGCATCGTCTGCCGCGCGGATATTTGCAACACTGAACCGCCGAACGGCCCCTGATTGGACGCCAAGGACAGTGTCGGCGTCGGTGGGCGTGGCTGTGGCGATGGATGGAACTGCAACGTTTGCCATGGTGATTCCTTATGCCGTCAACTGGTTGTTGGATTCGTCAGTGAGGTTGTCTCCGCCGATTGCGGTGACTAGGTAGTCGCCCGGATTCGGATAGACCGCGTCGCCGGCGGATAGGGATGCGCCGATGCCGAGGCTCAGACCGAGTGGCATGGCATCACCAGATCGCGAACACGTCGCCGCAAGTCTTGCTCGTCGACCACACCCGCGTCACGCGGAGCGGGTTGTATCCGGCAACGACTGGGAGCGTGACCGTCTGGCCGCCCTTCATCGTGACCTTCAGGTTGCCCGCGGACGCGATCAGCAGCGCGCGCGGGATCGTGGTGAGGTCGGTCGAGTCGTTCGGCGTGATCGCCTCGGCGCTGCTCGCGGGCGAGTCCATGCCGGAGGCGACGGAATCATAGGGGTCTGCCACGGTGCTACTCCTTTCGTTTCTCTCGGGTGCCATTGGCCTTGGCCCACGCGATCAGCGCGGCTTCGGCCTCGTTGACGTTCTGGGGTTCGTCGCGCCGTGCGAACGGGAGGAAATCCTCAAGCGGGAACTTGGAGCCGCGCTTGCTGTTCATCTGCGCCGTCATCTGGCGGATCAGCGCAGGGCCGAGGTCATGGCATCGCTCGTCGCCGATGGGCGAGTGGGCATTCCACGCCGCCCACTGGGTGAACTCGCGATAGCTCATGCCCGCGCGCAATTCCGCGCGGGTTTTCCCGAGCCTCAGGCAGAGTTCGAACTCGAGTCGGACGCGCCAGTCGTCTCGGAAGACTTTCCCAGGTCTTCCACCTGCGCGGCCTGGAGCAGGCCATTGATTCGGCTGACCTCGTTCACCAGCGCCTCGAACTTCGACTGCTGACGGAACGGCATGCGCAGCCACGTCGCGGCATCACCGACCGGGTTGCCATCGGGGTCGACCAGTGCGACAGCGAGCAGCGATGCGCCAAACTTCACAGCGTTCTTCACGCCATCGCCAATCAGCGCCGACACTTCGTCGAGCGTGAGCAGGCGGCACTTCACGCCTTCGACCAGCTCGCCGTCTACACGCACCGGCTGCAGATCGCCCGCAGCGAGGAAATCCTGAATCTTCATGGGTGGTCTCTCGTCTTGTTTTGATGGGGTGCGGCGCGCGGTTCAGCGCACGCCGCGAAGAAAAAGGCCCGCGCGGGTCCTGCGCGGGCAAGTGCCGCCCTGAAGCGCGGGTTAGACCTTCCAGGTGTAGGTCGGCGAACCGCTGTTGCGGACCGTCAGCGTGGCCTTGACCAGGTCGTTGGTGCCGCCCTGCATCACGAAGCCCTTGACGAAGCCCGTGAACTTGATCCAAGAGCGCGTGGTCGGCGGGGTGCCGAACGAACTGCCGGTGACCGACGGAACGGCCGTGGTCGCGTCGCTGAAGCCGATCAGGAATTCGCGCGTGGTGCCGGCGGCGAGGCCGGTCAAAACGGCCTGATGCGCGGCGCTCGACGGATCGAAGTTCACCTCGAACGAGCCCTCGCCGTAATCGATCAGGCCCTGCACGAATTCCTTCGCGCTCGACGCCAGATTGGTCGACTCGATTTCGTCGGCGGCCGGCGACGGCGGGTTGAAGCTGGTGATGTTGCCGATTTCGACCGAAGTCGTTGCGGCAGTCACCATCCAGAGCTGGGTGCCCTGGGTCTTGAGATTGGCCATGACGGTTCTCCAGAAAACAAAAAAACCGCCCTGCGGCGGTCGAAAAAAAACCGCCTTGCGGCGGTCGGTTTACCCTTTCGGGATGCGGTCGATCAGCGGTTCAGGACGAACAGCCAATCGCTGGAAATGCGGCGCAGCGCCGGGTCATCGGCCGGCAGGTCTTGCGACAGTTCTTCGCAGCCGCCGTGGCCGGCGGCATGCAGCGCGGCGCGGATCTGCGCCAGCACCGCCTTGGCGCCGGCCTTGGTGTCGGCGTAGATGTCGAATTGCACGCGGATGCCGGCCGACGCCGGCGCGCCACTGACGTGGTTGAACGGCACATCACTGACGGTGGTCATGGCCACGAACGGCCGCGCGATCGGCGTCGGCGTGTTCGTCGGTGCGACCTGGTCGAACAGGCGCGCGGCCGGCACCAGCGCGGCGAAGCCGGCGTGCGCGACCAGGAGCGCGCGGATGGTCGATTCGTCAGCCACGCGGGCGCACCGTGCTCAGTCGGCGCACCTTGCGCACGGCACGGAAGATGCCCTGCGTGAGGTGGCGCTTGAATTCGGCCAGCGCTTCGTCCTTGACGGCATCGAAGGCGGGCCGGATGAAGGGATGGGCCGGCATCTTCACGGTGCCGAACTCGACGAAATGCCAGTACCACGCGCCCTTCTCGTCGTTGCGCGACTTGCCCGCACGCGGCCGCACAACCATGCGCTCGGTCACGTTGCGCGGATTGCGGTCAAGCTGAATCACGATGGCGCGGGTCAGCCGGCCGGATTCCTTCGGCGCCAGTTCGCGCGCGCGCATCTGTACCGTGCGCGCGGCGGAACGCAGCGCGCGCCGCAGCGGCCCGCCGTTCTTGCTGGCGATCTCCTTCGGCAACGCCTTGAGCGCGGCCGTCAGTTCGGCCATGCCGGTGATGCGCGCGCTGATCACGATTCGCCGCCTCCGGTCTTGCACGTCAGTTCAAGCATGCGGTTTGCGCTGTCGCGGTTGGCGACGGCGACGATGGTGTAGATCGTGCTGCCCCAGACGATGCGCATCTGCGGCGTGACGCTGGCGCGGTAGCGCATGACCACGCGCACCATCTGCTCGCCCGCGTTCTGTCCGTTGCGCATCGCCTCGGTGCCGCCGATGGGTTCGATGCCCGCGCGCACCGTGGCCACGTCCGACCAGGTGCCAGTGTTGCCGCCGTAGCTGTCCAGACTGGTCGACTGCGACTGCAGCTTGACCTGGTGGCGTAGGCGTTGGGCGAGCATCAGATCACCGGCACGCGGAACGGCAGGACCATGTTGCGGATGGCGCGTTCGAGCGCCTGCCAGTCCGCCGCAGGAAGGTTGTCGTGTTGGCCCTGCACGTGCATCCAGATCGCAGCCTTGAGCGCATCCGGAACGTCGTCATAGCCCGCGACGTAGGTCACGGTGACGGCGCCAGGCTGTGCGCGCACGCTCGGCCAGGTGGTGCCGTAGGCTTCGCAGACGAAGGGTTGCCATTCGTCGGCGACGACGGCATAGCGGTCGGTCGCGAGCGTCTGCGTGACGCCGGCGCTGTCGACGTAGGTGATCGAGGTCACCGACACGCCCGGCGGTTTCGGCAATTCGATGTAGCGTCCGCGCGTGCCGTCGCAGCGCGGGAAGTCATCCAGTCGCATCGCCCAGGTCTGGGTGACCAGCGCGCGGTTGGTTTCCTTCTCGACCCAGTCGGTCGCGGCGGCGATGTAGCGCAGGATCAACTGATCGTCGGCGATCTGGCTGGACTCGATGCGGAGGTGTTCCTTCGCGTGCGCGACCGACACCGGATATTCGGCGGGCGCTGCAGTTCGATTGAGACTGGTCCAGTTCACCGACTGCTCCAAAGAAGAAGGGCGACCCGTTGCCGGGCCGCCCTTGGGTTACTGCGTCAGCCGGATCAGGCCGGCGGGTTGGAGGTCGGAGCGCGGTTCGGATGGCCGAGCACGGCCACGGCGGAAAACAGCGCCGCAGATGCGTTGGCCGCCGGGGTGATCACGAGCTTCACGTAGCGCTTCGAGCCGATGTAGCCGATCTTCCGGCACTCGTTGTCGTCGTCGAACTGGAAGCCCGCCAGGGCCTCGGTGCCGACGAGGTTGGCGTCCGCGACGGCGGTGTAGGTTCCGCCCGAGGTATCGCATTCCTGGACCTCGACTGCGAACGTGGCATCGGCATCGCCGATCGAGCCGGTGGCGATGACGAAGGTGCAGGAATCGTAGCCCTGCAGGTCGACGACTTCGCCCGTCTGGGCGGTGTTGTCCGCCACCGAAACGGGCGAGATCGCCCGCTTGACGTGGATCTGGTTCATCAAGTCACGCATGGTGTTTCTCCCGATGGGGTGAGTGAGCGGGCTCGGCTCACGTGGCCCGAGCCCGCATTCGGTTACGACGTCGCGATCTTCAGCGCCTTGATGGCCTGGAAGTTCTGGATGCCGCCGCCGACGCGCTTCGTGGTGTAGAAGCTGACGTACGGCTTGTTGCTGTACGGATCGCGCAACACGCGGATGCCCTGGCGATCGACGATCAGGTAGGCCCGCTGGAAGTCGCCGAACAGGATCGGGTACTGGTCCGCGCCGATGTTCGGCATGTTGTCGTCGTCGGTGACCTGGTAGCCGAACAGCGTGGCCGGCACGCCTTCCTTGATCGACGGCTGCCACACGTACTGCGCGTTGGCGTCCTTCAGAGAGCGAAGGGTTTCCAGCGTGGTCGTGTTCATCATGAAGCGGGCGTTCTGACGATAGCCCTGCTTCAGCGCGTGGATCAGCGAGATCAGCTTCTCCGCGCCGTTCTTGCCGGTGTCGGTGTCGAGCGTTGCGGACTTGCCGCTGGCGACGTAACCGACCTTGCCCCACGACCAGGACGCATTCGCGACGAAGTCGTACGACAGC